ATTGGCTCTTTGCGGCTGGGGAGGAAACGAGGGAAATAGCCAGCGACCTGAGTTTCATACGCAACAATTTAGACGATTACCTATACGGCTACTATGGCGATAATGGAAGAAGGCAGGGATACAATCGTACGGACTCCATCAAGCTTTGTGCTCCTTTGGTAGACCGAGATACGTTTGATATGCTGCAAGACTTAACCAGCAGCCCAGTTGTTGACATGTACCTCGGTGGAGACTGGACGCAAGAGGAAGATGAGTGGATGAGCGTGACAATCAAGGCAGGAAGCTACACGAAGAGCACAGCTTGCTTGCAGGATTTCGTGTGTGAAATGATTATTAACAACATTAACGTTCAGAGACTATGATAGACCAGCAACTTTACATTGACGGTGTTTTGATGGACTTGCCGGAGAACACCGATGTGGTGCTCGACATCAAGAGCAACCTTTTTCGTGACGTCACGAAAATGACCTCGAACTACACGTACACCATCCAGTTGCCACGGACTGTTCACAACCTTTCAGTTTTGCAGCAAGCGGACAGACCGAAGAGCGGCAGCAGATACCCCTATATTTTCCATAAGTGCAGTTTTTTCCGTGGAGGTGTACAAATTATCAAGGACGGACGTTTGAACGTTCTGAGCATCGAGGAAAATATCGATGTCTCAATCTATTGGGGTATAATGCCAGCGTTCACGAAGCTACTAGAGAGCGGAATGAAACTGAACGAACTGGGAGTGACAGACAGAGTGCTTTTTGAAAAGTACAACACTCCAAACACCAGGGAGGAAGCCGTGAGCAATGGGATATTCTTTGCTTATTACAATCCATACCGAATTGAGAGCAAAGATAACTTTGGCATTAATTTGGTGCAGAGGAATAAATATACCACGACACAATACTCGCCTAGCCGTGGACGCATCAGAACAGGTACAGAGGTCGGAAAGTATATAAGCGGAAATATAGAGAGCGCATCGAACATGATCTGTGCTCTTATCCCTTTCTTGCCATCATCAACGGCAAATGTGCAAGCGCAAGGAAAGGGCGATTACAGAAGCTATGCAGTACTGGATAAGTACATGCGGGTTATATCCGTGAGCGGAGAAGATGAGACGCTGGAAGTATACACCATCAGAGGAGAGGCTAGAGCTGCATACCTCGTAGTGAATGCACCTGCCGAATATTACAGCACTCTGTCGCTATCAGTTACCGGGCTGACACCTATGCACGAAATGATAGATGGCGATAATAAGGAGGATTTCGTAGGCGATGATGTGGCGGTGGATGAATATAAAACGTCCCCAAAATTCTTGCAGCCATGTGTGACCGTGAACTGGCTATTGTCAAGGATAGCGAGGAAGTCGGGCGTATCTTTCGTGTGGCAGGATGATGAAGCAAAGAAGATGTTGAACAACCTAGTTGTGCCTATAATCAACAACAAGGCAGACGACAAGACAATCATCGGTAATCTGACCGCAGACGTTAAGAGCCGTGACGGACTGGGAGCACTCACCCTTTCCATAAGCAACTCCATAACTTCCGTATCGCCAAGCACTGGCGAAGACGTGCAGAAACTGACGATAACAAAGGATTGCGAACTGGCCTTTGATGTGCAAGTGCAATACTACGTCAGACATCAGTTTGAAGACGCAGCGGAGATTCAGTTGCCTATGGGCGTGAAAATGACCGTTACAACGCCAAGCACTACTGGAGGTGAGGCATCCACGCAGGAATACGAGTTCGGAGATTTGAAGTACGAGGATGGACAGGTTAAGTACCCAGTCGTACTACGCAGATATGCTATCGATGGCTATCTTTATTTGCTTTCGGCAGGGACAAACACTATATCGCTAAAGAAGGACGATGTATTGACGTTTGAGACTATCATGCACGGAATAAATACAGTCAACATTCCTTCCGTTTATGGCGGCAAAATCACTGCGAGCGTCAAGAGTGGGGACAGCGTTCCGATTGGTGGAAGTTTCCCTATCGGCATAAACCTGCCTGAAATCGAGGTAACAAACTTCATTAAGTTTCTGGCTTTGATAACTGGCTCGTTCCCTAGGCAACTGACCAACAGCACGCAAGTGCAGTTTATCATGTTTACCAGAGTTTGGGCAAACAAGGCGAACGCCTACGACTGGAGCGGAAAACTCATTCCGTATGACCGCCAAGGTGCACCACGGAAAAGCGAGTATTCCGTTTCAGACTTTATGCAACACAACCGCTACAAGTGGAAGGAAGACGAAGAGACAACCGGGGACTATGATGCAGACCTCGTAATCAGCAACCAGACTTTGGACTATGAGCAGGACACGTGGACGCTACCTTTTGCAGCCAGCGATGACAATCGCATACCGATAAGAACACTGGATTCTTTCGGCATGAAGAATGGTGGAGAGTATAAGGGATGCAAGGAGCGAATAATGACGCTTAGGGATGACAAGGAGCAGGCGGCACTGCGATTCGACATTGACCTTCAGAACATCTTCGATACGAAGTACAAGCAGCTTGCAGCAAGCATCGCCAAGGCGCACGTAATCACAGAGCGGCTCAATCTGTCGGACTTGGATATTCTGGATTTTGACGAGACGAAGCCAGTGTACCTTGCCCAGTATGGAGCGTATTTTGCGGTTCTCGAAATCAAGACAACAAACAGCGGATATTGCGAGGTTACAATGATAGAGTTGAACAACTAAAAAGAAAGAACTATGGTAAGTGAAGACAAACAGCAGATTCTTGACATCAAGGTCAAGTACGAGGATGCAATCTATGGCATCATCAGATACAAAGAGAAGATAGACCAGTTGAAGGCAAGCATCAAGGACTTGCAGCAGCAGGAAAAAGACAAGACCATCACGACCAACGAGATGAAGGTGCAGACGGAAGCCATCAACGCAACCATCAAGGAGTATCAGTACAACGTGCGCACCTTGCGGAAGGAGATCCAGAACAACGTGCGCACAGAGAACGAGCAGGAAGGCAGCTTGAAGCAGCTGCGTGCCCAGCTTTCCAATGCCACCAAGGCTTACGATGAGATGAGCCGTGCCGAGCGTGATAGTTCCAAGGGTCAGGAGATGCAGGAGCATATCCAAGACTTGATAGAGGAGCTGAAAGAGGCTGAGGAGGCTACTGGAAGATTCCAGCGCAGTGTCGGCAGCTATTACGATTCCATGATGAAGGCGGCTGACGACCTGCAGAACACCGAGTTTTTCGGTTTTGATGTTGTTGATGATACTGGAATCGGAAAGGTTATGGAAATGGGAAAGTCCGTGGAAGACCTAAAGGTAAAGTTTGGTGCCTTGAAAAATACGGCTCTTTCCTTATTGACCAACCCTTATTTCCTCGCTATAGCAGGTGTGGCTGGTGTCGGAATGGCTTTCAAATGGTTCTATGACTACAACAAGGGCATAGAGGAAGCCACACGCAAGACCATGCAGTTCACTGGGCTTTTCGGTGACGAAATGAAATCAGTGAGAAATCAAGCCTTGGCAATCAGCGAGACGTTTGGCGTGGATTTTGGCGAAACCTTGCAATCCGCAAATGTAATGAGCAAGCAGTTTGGCATCAGTGTATCAGAATCGCTAAAGCTCTTGCAAGATGGCTTTGTGGCTGGTGCGAATGCTAGTGATGAGTTCCTAGAGAACGTGAAGGAATACCCAACGTACCTGAAGGAGGCTGGATTGAATGCGGAGCAATTCGTGGCAATTTCAACCAACGCCACCAAGCAGGGAATATTCTCTGATAAGGGTCTTGACACCATCAAGGAGGGTAATCTTAGACTTCGAGAGATGACTACCGCAACAGCAGCCGCATTGGATGGCATAGGTATATCAAGCAAGAAAGTTCAGAAAGAACTGCAAAACGGTAGCAAAACCACATTCGACATCATGCAGGAGGTCGGTAACAAGCTAAAGGAGTTCCCTGCTTCATCAGCCAAGGTAGGAACAGCCATCGCAGATATATTTGGAGCTCCTGGCGAGGATGCAGGACTAAAGTACATTGAGACCCTCGGAGACATTGAGATGAACATGGATAAGGTCAAGGAACAATCCGGTGATGTTGCCAAGGCTCAGGAAAAGCAGGTGGAAGCCAACAAGCGTTTGAAGGATACCGCAAGTGCACTCTTTGACGTTACTGGTGGCGGCTTTGAAATGATGAAGGCTCAGGCGGCAACATTCGTGAGCAACCATCTAACGAAACTATTGAGGGCAATCATCAACCTTTATAACCAAAGCGTGGCATTTAGGGGATTGATTCAGTTGATAGGCTTTGCGTTTAAGTCTGTCGGGCAGGTTGCCTTGGTTTCCTTCAACATCATCATAGATGCCATTAAGCTTGTTGCAAGACCAGTGAGGGGACTGTTGCAGATGTTTGAGGGCTTTTTCTCCTTTGACGTGAAGAAGATGCGAGACGGCTTCTACTCCATCTTTTCGGGTCTTGGCAATACCGTTATGGAGGCTTGGGGAGACTTGAAGAAATTCGGCAGCGGAATGGCAGATGCTATCGTGGGTGGCATGAAGAATACTTTTAGCCATGCTAAAATCAAGATACCAGTCAGCGCAGATGCTCCATCCATTGTGACCGCCACAACTGACAATACAAAGCTCAAGGACGGCACTAATATCGCCAGCACTACCCCTAAGACCAAGAAGGAGAAGGCAGCAGCCGACAAGGCGGCAAAGGAGGAAGCCGAGCGCAGGAAGAAGCAGGAAAAGGAATTGCAGGAAGCGATTGCGCTTATACAGTACAAGTACAACGAGCAGGTAATGGACGCAAAGAAGCGATACCTCGCAGGCATGTACGACAACGAGCGAGATTACAGCAACGACCTCGAACAGCTTGAGAAGAACATGGTAGCGAGGAGCATTGACGCATACGTGGCGGCAGGGCAAATCGGAGCGGAAAAGGCGCAGGAAATGCAGGCAAAACTTCTCGACATCATGATTAAGGCGAAAGCGGACTTGAAGAACCAAGCCAAGGAGATTGTGGACGAACTCAACAAGGAGTTCGAGGATGCAGAGAAGGCACGCAAGGATGCGGACATCATGAACGGTGGCACTGGAGAGGAAGACGATACAGCCAAGCTGGAGAGATACAAGGCTTTCCTGGAGCAGAAGCTAGCAACGACACAAGAGAATGTTGAAGCGCAGAAGCAGCTACAGCAGGAACTACACGATACGACTTTGCAGTTGCAAGCTGACGAAAACAAGAACAAGCAACAGAAACTTCAAGAACAGAACCAAATGATAGCCGATTATATCGGGGCAATCGGTGATGGTTTATCTTCGTTTTTCGAGAGCCAGGATCTGACTTTCCATAATTTCCTCAAAACCATGCTGACGACCTACCTAGATGCGATAGAGAAGCAAATAACTGCGACTTATGCAGCTATTCTTGCAGATAGCATTCTTCATGGTGGATGGGCAGGAGTTGCAAGTGCAGCAGCCAAACTTGCTTTAATCAAGGCAGCGTTTGCAGCAGCCAAGGCAGCAGTCAAGGGATTCTCCACTGGTGGCTACGTCCAAGGCTCTGGCACTGGAACCAGCGACAGCATCCCGGCAAGGCTTTCCAATGGCGAGAGCGTAATGACCGCCAAGGCGACTTCGATGTTCAGCCCTATTCTCTCGGCATTCAACCAGCTAGGCGGTGGTGTTCCTATCGTAACAAACAACGGAGGCAGCAACATCGGCATGGATATGCTGGCGGCAGCTGTAGCTAGAGGGTATCAGATGGCTCCACAGCCAGTAGTGAGCGTGGAAGAAATAAACCGCACCCAGCGGAGAGTGCAGACGATAGAGAATATCGGCAGGATTTAAAGGGTAGTTATTTCTTCAAGATTCGCGTTCTGAGCGGTTTTCGCTTAAAGGTGGTAAAGTTACACACCCAAGGCAATAAAAGCCGCTTAGAGCGCAAAATTTGGGCTTGTTTAGAAAAATTAACTGCTTACGAGATAAACATATCAAAAAATATCGTATCTTTGCAGCGTTTTAAAACTTAAAAAATCACGATTCAATGGCAAAACTCAGAATATACAACGACATCGACAGCCAAGACAACAAGTTCTGGTATCAATGGTTTGGAGGTGATTGCGTATGTTTTCAAGACATAGATGCTTTTGCGGCAAGCATACCGAAAGACGATGATACCATCGATATGCGCATCTTCTGCAATGGCGGCTCTGTGGTCGAAGGTTGGGCGATTTATGACCGACTGCGGCAGAGCGGTAAGAAGATTTCCTGCACTGTAGAGGGCAAGGCAGCATCCATGGCAACAATCATCATGCTCGCAGCACCGAAGGAGAGCCGCAAGGCATACGAGAACGCTGCCTTCCTCCTGCACAACCCTTGGGTTCCTGGCTGGTGTCTTGGCGACCAGCTGAACGCAAAGGACTTGAAGAATCAGAGCGAGGAAATGCAGATGTGGCAGGATAAGATGGTGGACGCATACGTAGAGCGGTGCGAGTGCGACCGGGAAGAGATTCAAGCCTTGATGGATAAGGACATCTTCATCAGCACCAGCGAGGCTATGCGCCTAGGTCTTATCAGCAGCACCGTTGCACCAATCAGCGCAAGCGCATCGAAACGCAATATCGAAAATTTTATTAATTCAAAACAACAAAATCCAAAAGCAATGGAGAAGAAAACAGAAGTAAAGGCTTCTCTCCTCGACAAGATTCTCGCCAAGTTGGGCGTGAAGACACTGGAGGAAGCAGAGCAGGCGGTGGCAGAGCCACAAGCCAAGGCAGAGCCAAAGGCGATGGAGCTCAACACAGCAGACGGACAGACACTGACCGTTGAGCGTGAAGAGGGAGATCCACAAGTTGGCGACAAGGCAAGTCCGGACGGAACGTTTGAAATGCCGGACGGTAAGACAATTGTTGTCGAGGACGGTGTAATTACCGACATTCAGACCGCAGACAACACCGACACCGACAACGACAACGACAATGAGGGCGGTGAAGGCGGCAGCGCATCAAGCACCGACAACGACACTGTAGCCAAGTTGAAGCAGCAGGTAGCAGCACTCAAACAGCAGTTGAACGAAACCAAGGCGCAGCTGGCAGGCGCACAGAAACTCGCAAAGAGCAAGGAAGACATGCGCATCCTGAATGCCGTGAAGATGGCAGGCGGTGCTGAGAAGGTGTTGGCAGGCTACAGCAGCCACTACCAGCCAGCGCAGCGACAGCCAAGCGGCAAGGGCGCAGGCGACAACGTGAACGCTGTCGAGGAAGGCAAGAACGCTATCAAGGAGAGACTTGCAAAGCTCCACAAAAAGGGCAAGAAGTAACAAAGTATTAACCCATTAAATCAAAAGAAAATAATGGCAGGATTTACAAAACAGCAGCTTGAGAACCTTACACTCGAGCCAGAAAACCTCGCAAGCATCAAGGATGCCGTGCAGGAAACCTTCTACAACGATGAAGACTTCTCTTCATTCGTGAACATTCAGAAGGTCAAAGAGAAAGACCCTATCGCTCTTCTCGGAGAGATGGAAATGGTCGGTAAGAAGGGTGGCGGTTGCGACCCTACCTATGAGGAGAAGGGTATCGCAAACTCTCAGAAGCGTTGGGAATTCGGACAGTGGGAAATCCCAGTCAAGATTTGCTACGAGGCAATAAAGGGAACCATCGGAGAGTATTCACTGAAGACTGGTACAGCCATTGGCGACCTCACCAGCACCGACTTTATGGCAATCTATGCAGATGCACTCCAGCGAGCCATGGAGCAGATGATTTGGCGTTTCGGCTGGCTTGGTGACAAGGAGGCAGCATTGTCAGGTGAAGGTGGCGGCAAGCTGACAGCAGGCTTAGATGTCAGTAATTTCAATGTATGCGATGGTCTCTTCAAGCGCATCTTTACAGCCACAGCGACAAAGAACCATACCGCCATCGCAGCCAACAGTAAGGCTACGGCAGCAGAGCAGATTTCTGAATTGCGCAAGAGTGGTGCGGCTACTACACTTGTAGACACCATCCTGATGGATGCAGACACACGTATCGTAGACGATAGCGATGCCGTATTGCTCATGACACGCTCGCTTGCTGACGCATTGACCTACGACCTCAAGAAGACCTACCACGACATTATGCCATGGGAGAAGTTGTTCGATGGATTCGAAGTAGCGACCTACAACGGAGTGAAGATTGCACGTGTCGGCATCTGGGACAGAATGATTAAGGCATACGAGAAGGGCGAGGCTACAATCAACCTTCCACACCGTGCGGTATTCTGCAATCCTAAGCACCTTATGATTGGTACAGACGCAGACAATCTCATCAGCGACCTCGACATCTGGTTCGACAAGAAGGAGCGCAGAAACTATCTCTATGCTACCGGTAAGATTGGCACGGCTCTCCTCGAAGAGGACATGATCCATGCAGCTTACTAATCGCTTCAAATTTTCAGTTTAGTATTAAGTTATTTTGACAATCCTCAACACCCACAAAACGGTGTTGGGGATATAACAATTTAAAACGAATTAATATGGCAACAACTTGCGAGAGCCTTATCGCCCAGGACATCATAATCCCTTGCGAAGACCAGGTAACGAAGGGACTGGAGGGCGATGGACTTATCATCAACCGAGACGACATCGACTTCACCAAGTCCGTTGTAGCGGGCAATACAATTAAGACATTAGTTTTGAAGACTGGCAAGAAAGCATACGCTATCCGGCAGGAAGGCAGCAAGCCATTCACTGGAACCAAGACCGAGCTGACCGTTGGCACGTATCGCAACAGCTGGAAGAACACCGTAGCAGTCGTGGTATTGGCTAACACACCTGACGTTTGCGCCAATATCATTGACGGACTGGCGAATGGAAAGTTCGTTATCATCCTTCGCAACCTCTCTAAGGGAGCGGACGGAAAGGCAGAGTATCAGGTGTTCGGATATGCGCAGGCACTGAAGGCAAGTGCAGGCGAGAACGACAAGTACTCAGACGACACCGAGGGTGGCTGGCTTATCACGCTGGAAGAGGAGAGCGTACCGAAGGCAGCTTATTTCTTCTTCGACACAGACAGCGAGACCACAGCAGCCAAGTATAAGAGCCTTCTGACGGAAGCATCAGAGTAGCCTATGACATACAAGGAAGCAACAGCCAAGGTCTGGGAGTTGAAGGCACGTTTCGACAGTCCCTTTGATGCAACCGACAAGGCAGTTATTGAAACTCTCTATTTTGAGGTAACGCACAAGCGGTTTGTACCGACAACCTGCCAGCAGTGTTACCACGATGCTTTAATCGAAATTTATTTAAAACTCAAAAAAGAAAAGGCAATGCCAAAAACATGTAATTACGCTATGAAGGCAGGTTTCATCATTTCCTGCCCGGATTTCTACCATGGTAAGATTTTCACTAATGAGAACCTGACCGACAAGGTAGCGCATGAATATCTGACGAAGTACCCACACATGGAAAGCTACTTTCAGAAGATACCCAGCGATGAACTCATCGAGAACAAGCAGCCGCCAGCAGGCAGCGACAGCGGTGCAGATGATACCACCGGGAAAGATCCTGCCGGAAAAGCAGCAGGCAGCGACAGGAAGAAAGACCTCGACCAAGCCGAGAAAGCAGGCAAGGAAGAGTAACAAAACAACAAGTAAATCGACACGAGCAGTATGAACGTTAAGACAGTTAAAAAGCCAAAGAGAAGGGTTGATATTGGCTACGTCAGCAGATTCAAGATGCAGGCATACGGATATGATAATCTATATCCGCAGAACCTCGCACGCATCACGGAAGCCAGCGGTACGGCAATGCTGTGCCTTAACCGATATGCCCGATTCATTGAGGGCTACGGCTTTGATAGCGACATTCTAGCAGCGTTAGCGATGAACCCACAGGGGGACACGGCAGACGATTTGCTCCGGAACGTAGCGCAAGACCTCGCACGCTTT